TGCGGTCGCCCTTCTGCGCCTCGGCCAGCGCGCGGTAGAAGGCATCCTGCTTCGTCTCGCCGGTGATGTAGATCGTGCTGCTCATTCCAAGTCCTCCAAGAAATTGAAATCATCTTCCAGATCCTGCGGCGCGCGTCTGACCGCCTTCACCTCTGCGCCGGGGAATGCCAGCTTCACCGCGTTCACCAGCCCGTTGCGGTGTTCGTGCAGGGCGACAGCCACCTCGCGCATGGTGTGGATCGCGATGCCTGGACGCTTGGCGTAGGCTGCCGGCCACTCGCGCCCATCCTCGATGATGCCGAAGATCGTTCCCTCATATTCATACTCCCAGATCATCGGATCGGAAACGGGCCGACCTAGGCTGACGGCTTCGGCGTCCATCGCGGTCAGCCCGCGCAGACAGATCTCGCACCAGAACTTCACCTTGTCGGGATCTTGTGCGTCGATGGCGCCGTTCAAGCCAGCCATCGCCTTGCCCCACTTCGCGGCGCTCTCGGTCGAGACAAGCTCGGGCAGAACATCGACCCCCCATCTGCGATCCATCTCGCGCACAGCCGCGTCGAACGGTGCCAGCGCGAGATCTGATTTGATCTCATTGGCCGTCGCACCTTTGTGCAGGATGCGGTCATCTTTCTTCTGGCGTGTTGGTCTCTGTGCCATCGTTGTCGTCCTTTCTGGTTTCCTCACTCTCACCTCACCTCACATAATCAACACCTTCACCTCCTCACCCCTCACCCCCTTTAGGGGGTGGGGTGAGGAGGAAGGGTGTTTTACCTCACCTTTCCTCACCTTTCCTCACCTGTGAGGCTCTAGGTGAGGTTGCATATTTATCACACTTCGTCATGACTGATCCATTCTCCGACGACCACGACGGCCACCTCTCTGGCCTGCCTCGGGTCTGTAATTCGCTCGACGGCCAGCACGTTTGTCTTGATCCACGTCTTGATGATGGACGACACCTTGGCCTTGCCTTTCTTCTCGGTGATGTCGATGCCCAGCATGTCTGCTATCGGGACGCCCACCCATTTTTTAGACTGCTGGCTTTCGCGCAGCGGCTCGTCGTTTGTGTGGGCATCTGAGACGATCCTCTGGGCTGCCTTGGCATCCTTTGCGCTGATGCCGTCGAAGGCGTCTGGCAGCGTGTACGGGACGCAGACACCGATCCATTCGCCGTTGTCGATCTTGACGCCTTCCATCTTGCGGTAGACAGCGGCTGCTGCTGGCGGGGCCAGGTTGGCCTTGCCGTCGTCCACGCGCATGATGCTGCGCGCCTCGTTCTCATCGATGCCCAGCTTGGCCGCGTCGTCGGCTGACATGCGGTTGACCACGCGCGCAGCACGGGCCGCCCCGATCAGGCTGCCTGCGCCACGCACGCTGTCGATGCTGGCATCCTCTCCGTTGCCTTTGCGGATGTGATGGACAAGCCCGATGGCGCATTTGGTCTCGTCAGCCACGCGCCTTATTTCCGCCACAATGGCGTTCACGGCCATGTTGTCGTTCTCGTTGATGTTGTGGGCGCCGACGAAGGGATCGATGAACACGCAGCCGATCTGCTTTTCGGGGATCTTGGCGCACAGGTATTCGACCAGCTTGGTATTGGGCAGCACGCCTTCGCGGGTTTGGATGCCGAACTTGAGGCTGAAGTCTCGGCCGGCGTTGACGAACAGGCGGCCCTCAACCTCGGCGGGCTTGATCCCGTAATGCCGCATTGCAGCGAGAACTCGGCGCTGGATCTCAGCCAGAGGGTCTTCGAGGTTGACGATCCAGACGTTGGTGCGCTCTTTGACTTCCTCGCCCAGCAGCGGGCGGCCTGTCACGATGGCGAGGGCCTCGACGATCTGGAGGCTGGTCTTGCCGATGCCGCCGGCGGATGCCAGCACGCTGACGAAGGATCTCAGGTAATGGTGGGCATAGATCCAGCGCCTCGGCTCGATGCTGGCCTCGTCAAACATATCGTAGAGCGTGGGCCAATCCGGGGCCGCCTCGGGGGCATCTGGCGTGTCGAAGCTGTCGAGGTCTATGTCATCGGCCTGTGCGCTGGCAGGTGCCTCCTGCGCGGCCTGCGGGGCCACATAGTCGAAATCATCCATGCCGTTCTCTGGCACGTCGATCTCGGCTTTGGCCGGGCTGATCTCCAAGCCATAGGCACGCACGGCCTTGTCGAAATCGCCGTCGTGTTCGTAGTGGACGAACAGATCGAAGGCATCGCCCCAGCAATATGAGTTCTCGCCAAGGGATTTCGATTTGCCAACGCCGGCGGCTGCATCAGATCCAGACAGGCTTACCCAATGCGATAAGAAGTTCTGCGTGGCGAAGCTGTGGGACGTTTGATACCGAGAACGGTAATGCTGGGAAGATCCGCGCCGCTCATATTGGTATCGGGCGAACAGATCCTCGATGGTGTGGTCTGCGTTGAAGGCGTCCACCGGGCTGACCTGATCGGGAAACTTCTGCCGACGCTCGGCACGCTGGCGCTCACGGTCGGCACGCGCCCGGTCGGCCTGCTCGGCGGCGAGGCGGTATTGCTCCAGCCTGCGGTCGATCTCCTGGCGGATGGCGCTGTCGGCATCCAGACGCAGCGTGCCGGCGCGGATGATGCGGTGCTGGTAGAAGATCGGGGTGAGATCCGGGTTGCGTTTGGCCAGCGGCACGTTGGGCAAATAGATCGGCTGCCCGCAGCGTGCCAGCGCGCCGTCAGGGTGTATGCCATTGGCATGCAGCAGATCGAACAGGGCGGTCTGGGCCAACTCATAGTCAGCGCCTGACAGCGCGCCGGCCAGCGGCAGCAGGACGCGCCATTTGCGGTTCTCTGGTGTCGCGCCGGAGGATGAGTAGGCCAGCAGGCTGACAGGGCCGCAGACGGCCTCCACGGCGGCCAGCACGTCATCTAGGCTGGGGTTGCCCCGGTCGATGTCGAGGGCGAGCATACGGAAGGCCCCACGCTCGCGCTGGGCTTCGTGGGATCTGCCGTCGTGTTCGCGGTAGGTCGATGGAATGAAAAAGTCGGCGTCGATCTTTTCTTTCGCCTGCGGTGTTGAGACCATGCGGGCGATGTCGGCCCAAGAGATGCCGGGATAAACCTGGCCGGGCTTGTCGATGAGCGTGTGAAAAGAGCCGGGGGCTGTCAAAAAGCGGATGTCAGACATTGTGGCCACCGCGACACTTGCCACCAGATATTGCGTGCATTATAGTTTCTCCTGCAAGGTTTCTCCGCCTGCAACCGTAACCTGCTCCTCCCTCGGTTACGCCTGCCTTAACTGAACCCCGGCGCGTTGGTCTCACGCCGGGGTTCTTTTTATCTCACCAGGGTATATCGTCCCCGAGTTCTTCCTTGATGCTCTGCCGCTTTTCTTCTTGCAAGGGCTGACGCGCCTGCTCAAACGGATCGGCCTTGCTTTCGACGGTATCGAAGTCATCAAGGCCGCCGTTGCCGTAGCGAGGCGGTTCAGTCAATTGGACCGCATCGAGGATCAGTGAAATACCTCCAGATCCTTCCGGGTCCATAGTCGCGCATGCGTAGGCGCGCACGACGCCTTTGGTGCCGCCCCAGAAGCCCAGATCGGCAATCGGCTGCTTCTGGCCGTCGATCACCATCGGCGGCTTGTTGAGTGTGCCATCGCCCCTGACGCCGTTGCGCTTGGCCGCGAACTGGACGATGCCTGTTTCGTTGCCATGCTCGTCCTTCAGCTTCTTCATGCCGAATACTTTGCTGAAAGCCGGCAGTGTGGTGTTGCGCGCCTTGCTTGCCTCATAATGGCCGCGCAGTTGCTCATAGAGCGGCTTGGCCTGCTCCTTCGGCATCTCGAAGGTGACGGACCATGCCGCAAGGCTTGCGGTCTGGGCGCAGGGTTCTGACTGCTTTTTCTGCGGGTTATAGCGGTAGGTGCTATTAAGGCGAGGATATTGGATCGTCACGTTGGTAGCGAGGATCTTCAGGAAGTCTTCGTTGTTGATAGCCATGATTTGCTCCTCTCTGGCTTGTGGTCTCAGAAGTCTACGGTTTCGGAGAAGACATCGTCTTCGGTGGTCTCGGTCTGCCAGCGTGGCAGATCGATATGGTTAATCAGTGGCCAGCCCGTTGTGAAGTCGGAAACTGCGGTGGCGTTGCTGATCTTTTGGAGGGTCTGGGTCACGATCATGTCGGCGTGGTCCAGATAGCGGTCGGTCAGGGCGTGGACACCGACAGCAAAGGGCGCCTCCTTCTCAACCGCGATGAACATGAACGTCTCGGCTTTGTAGCCAGCGGCACGCAGGGCGCGCAGATAGAAGGCGGCCTGCACGTCGTATGCGTACTTACGCAGTTCGCGCGGGAAGCCGTCGGGGCTGGCGTCGGTGGTTGTCTTCACGTCGAACACAAGGCCGACCTCAGGCAGATAGCCGTCGGGCCGGCATTTGATTTCGGTGCCTGTAGCCGGATCGATGCCGAAGAAGCTGGCCTCGGCCACGAAGGTCGGATCGGCCAGATACATGGCCGCGACCGGGTGAGCCTTGACGGCATCTGCGATGCGGGCGGCCAGATCGAACTCGGCCTCGGGCAGCAGGATCTGGCCGTCCAGATCGGCGGCAAGCTGGGCATCTTTCCACTTGTTGCCACGGCGATCCTCGGGGCCGCGCAGGACGAGGTTCTTTTCCGGCTCCAGAACCAGAGCATGCACGGCGCTGCCCAATGCGAAGGCGCTGCTTTCCTTGCGGACCTTGCCTTTCCAGTGGGCCAGCGAGGTTTTGTAAACTGCCTTCACGTCCGAAGACGAGATCGCGGGGTGGGCGTGGTATTCCTTGTTGGTCAGGTCGGTTCTCATTTCTTCCTCCATCCGTAATATGCGATCAGCGCCGCCTCGGCCCTGCCGTCGTCTTTCTTGCGCGCCCACAGATTGGACTGATCCGGGAAGACGCTTGATGCGTATGCTCTGGATGCGTCCTTGTCCGTGGACAGGCCGAAGTGCTTTTTCCACATCGCCGGCGGCACCTCATTCGTCGGCACGCCAGCGTAGAACAGGCACGCCTTCATCTCGCCGTAGGCCTGCGCGATGGTGACGGCGTTCTTTATGCCGATCATGCGCGGGAAGAACGGCTTTTCGATCCAAGCGCACCGCACGATCCCGATCTCAGACAAGATCGCGCGCTTTTCCTCGATGGTGCCGGGCATGTCGTAGACGCGCACCGTCATCTCGTCACCGTCCATGACCGCGATGGCGCCCGTCTTGCCGGGGTCGATGCCGATGTAGAGCGCCATCACTCACCCGATCCGATCTCGCCTGCCAGCGCCGCATAAGCAGCCGCGTCCACCGGGCTGTCTATGTGTGCCGGGTTTGATTTCATGCGGGCCAGCTTCAGAAGGGTCATCATTACGGCCACATCGTGCGGCTTGATGTTTTTGTTCAGATGGGCCGACCAGTAGGCGGCGATTAGGCCGAAGTTTGCCTCGGCATCGCCGTGCGTGTTGGCGCGATCAACCATCACATAGTGCTTGGCGGTGTCTAAAATCTCGTCACGCTTCATGCCATATCCCCCGCGCTGATCCATTCATCTTCAAACCGCAGATCCTCAATCCCGGTTATGTCGGCGATGCGGTGGCGGTAAACTGCGGACGGCACGATGCGGCCCGTCATCCAGCGGCTGAAGCTGGAAGATGCCACGGGAACTTTTCTTGCGAGCCAGCCGAGTTTGCGCCCGTCCTGCGCGCACCAT